CTGATAATTTTAAGTGCTTTATCTTCTTTGGCATATTTGAGTTTGGATACTACTTTTTCTTTGCTTACGCTACGTGGAGCACGAACTTTCTTAGTTGCTTTTTTAACTCCACGATACTGTTCAATATCACTGAGCACAGCATCTAAAAATACAAATATACGTTTGAAATCAGCGGCTTTGTATTGCCGATAACCTTCAACTAATTGTTCATCTTGTTTTTCAAATGCTGTTTTAAGCTCGTCGAACCTCCGTTGATAAAAATCAACATACTTGCCAAGTTGGCTTTGTGGTACATTGTTAGCGACCAAGAAGTCGTAACACTTGAATGCCGTTTTGTTGGTAATGAACGCATCATAATGCCCTTCTAGCTCACCAATTGTTTCGCTAGTTTTCTCGTTAAGGCGATCCTGAATAGTGGGCACGTATGCTCGGACCGTTACGCCAGCAGTCTCAACCACTTCAGGTTCAGCTAAATCAATGGATTTTCTAATGCAATCAGTAATAAACTCAATATGACGTCCACGAAATGGCATGCCTTGACGGTGTGCCATTACCAAACTGCAGGCTGTCATTGACAAACTACGGTCGGGACTGCGTATAAACGCACTTACATCACGTTTTGTAAATGTAGTTGGTTGTGCTTGCATCCATTCCACTACATATTTCTTACAATCTTTTTGGGTATAGTAATAATTGTAGTAATAAAAACTCTTGCGCAAACGATTATCAAATGTTGCGTTATCAAATTTTTCAGCTTCTTCGGTGTTCCACTCGGGTTCACCGCCAGTATATTTCTCATCAGCAAAGTTACCGCCACGTGGCTTGGCTACTTTTGTTTTAATTTTAATCCCAGCAACAATTGCCATAAGTGCTCCTTAACTAAACAATATCATTATTATACTACAATTTGAGTAAACTGCCAAATGTCAAGTGTTGCTCTAAAACAACAAGATCTTTGTCTAAATTTTCAGCAATTTCTGTGTACTTTGGGGTTATTTTTTGGTAGCGCCTGCATTGTACAAACTCATTATCCAATTTATTCCATAATCGTGCACAATTAGCCCACATTTTAGTGAGGTTATTATCCTGTAGTCTAAAAACAACACGACGGGCTTCTTCTAATCTGCGGTGCAATTCTTCATTGTGCATAATATAGTAATTATACTATAAAAGTCGAAACATGTCAATCCCATAAATACTACAATATAGGAACAGAAATGGCTCGTTTAAGTCTTTGGAAAGACGGTTTACACACAAATGATTATAAATTCATGGATCGTCGTATATCCGAAATGTTTACCATTGGCGGTACTGGTATTTTATTAAACAAATACCTTGGGCCTATCCAACAAACTGACAGTACAGATTTAACCCAACCCGATTACACTAACCAAAGTGCACAAAATATACAAGATATGTTGTGGCTGGAAAATCGTGATCGCAAATATGATACTAATGTTTACAAAATGCGTGGGATTTATCAACGCGGCGATGCTGATTTTGATTTAAGCCAATTTGGATTGTTCTTACAAACTGGAACAATCTTTATGGTATTCCATTTACGTGATATGGTTGACATGATTGGACGTAAACTAATGTCTGGTGACGTATTGGAACTACAACATTTAAAAGATTACGATGCGTTAAACGAAGATGTTCCGGCTGCATTAAAAAGATACTATGTTGTTAGTGATGCTAGTTTTGCTGCAGAAGGATTTAGCCCCACATGGTGGCCACACTTATGGCGTGTTAAATTAAACCCAATGGTTGACAGCCAAGAATACAAAGATATTCTCAATAATATTGCCGCCGGATCAGGAACTACTACACCGGTTGGGGATATTTTAAGTACATTAAGTACATACCAAAATATAAACAATGTAATTATTCAACAGGCCGAAGCTGATGTTCCACTTAGTGGCTACGACACCAGTAAAATTTATACTTTGCCAACCAATGATGACGGTACTGTTGCCATTGGCACGCCAGTTACTGCCGACATTAACAGTATCACTGCCGACAATGCAAACGTAAATGCCAGTTCGGGTGTAGGTAGTCCATTGGCAAAAGTAGAAGGATACTTAACTGGTGATGGTACTGCACCCAATGGATTGCCTACTGGCGCCGGAGTGTCGTTCCCGTCAAATCCTGCCGCAGGCGATTACTTTTTACGTCTTGACTATATGCCAAATCGCTTGTTTAGATTTACAGGCAGTTACTGGACCAAGATTGAAGATGCAGTAAGAACTAATATTACTCCGGGAACAGATAATTCTACTCAACGTGGCGGCTTTGTAAATAACACTAATACGTTTGTAGACCGTGCAGGTCAAACACATAAAGAACGTCAGTTACTGAGTCAAGTACTAACACCTAAGGCAGACAATTAATGAGTGCAGTTTTATTTGCATACGATGGACAGATACGTCGTTTTGTGACACAATTTATTCGTATGTTTTCAAACTTTCAAGTTGAGTTTGGACAAGACACCAATGGCACACGTACATTACAAACTGTACCAGTTTACTACGGCGATGCCAGCAGGCAAGCATCAGTTATACTGCGTAACAATAGTGAAAACTCTTTAAATGCAGTTCCTGCAATGGCAGCTTACATATCAGGATTGACTTACGCCAGAGACCGTGTGCAAAATCCCACTTACGAAGGAACTTTGCGCATAAGAGAACGTACCTACAACGAAGGATCACAAACTTATGCCAACACACAGGATGGAATTTATACTGTTGATCGTTTGATGCCTGCACCGTATACATTAGGCATGAAGTTAGACATATGGACTAGTAATACTGAACAAAAACATCAAATTATTGAACAGATATTACCATTGTTTAATCCTAGTTTAGAAATACAAAGTACAGTTAACTATGTTGACTGGAGTAGTTTAAGTGTAGTTCAATTAAATGATGTTGCTTATACTAGTCGTAGTGTTCCTGCGGGCGGCGACGAAAGCATTGATATTGCAACGCTTTCTTTTGAATTGCCAATTTGGTTGAGTTTACCAGCTAAAGTTAAAAAGATGGGTGTTGTGGCTAGAATCATTGCCAGTGTGTACGATGCACAAGGTGATTTAAATGCCGACTTACTAGCCACTACACAACAACTGGCATTCCAACAACGTTATACTCCAATGAATTATAAAGTTTTTTATTCTGGAAATTCGTTAACGCTATACAACGGTACTGCAAACGAAAGTGACGACAACATTTTTGGAACTACTGCTGACTGGCATGGTGTTGTGAATTTTTATGGCACGTTAGTTAATGGCATCAGTCAAGTACGTTTGAGCTTTGACTATCCAGATGGCCCACATGAAATTGTAGGCACTGTTGCTTATAATCCCACTAACCCATCACAACTGATATTTTCTCCAGATACTGCAACATTGCCAGCAAATACGTTATCACCAGTTACGGCAATTATAGATCCGTTTAATGTCGAAGTCAACAGCACATTATTAAATCCAACTACAGGCACTAGATATTTGATTTTAAATCCAATCGGAGATATTAATACTCCCAGTGCAGTAGCTTGGGCAGGTGCACCAGGTACAAATTTAGTGGCTAACGCCAACGATATAATCGAGTGGAACGGCACATACTGGACTGTTGCATTTGACAGTACTAATAGTAGTGTAGAGTATGTGACAAATTTAACTACTACAGTTCAATATCGATGGACTGGTGAAAGCTGGGTTAAGAGCTACGAAGGACTTTATAATCCTGGCGATTGGAGTTTAGTACTTTAACATGAGCACACATACTGAAGGATGTGGTGCATTAGTGTATGCCCGATCAACTAATCGTTATTTGTTTTTGTTAAGAAACAAAAGCAAACATTCGGGGTCCTGGGGTATTGTTGGGGGGAAAATTGATCCTGGTGAAACTGTAATACAAGGTCTTGTAAGAGAGATTAACGAAGAAATTGGACGGGACTTTGCAGATCGTAAATTCATACCACTAGAAACATTTACTGCCGACAATCACCAATTTGTATACTATACATTTCTAGTAGATGTAGGCGATGAGTTTGTACCTGCACTCAATGATGAGCATCGTGGTTATTGTTGGGTAGAGTTGCAGGATCATCCGAGGCCATTACATCCTGGCCTATGGAGAAGTTTTAATTTTAATATTGTTAAGAAAAAAATTAAAACTCTTGAATCAATACTAAATTAACCTAAGTCTGCTTCTAGCACAAACGAGCGCATGTCGAGTGTTCTAACGTTTGGTAAGCTAAGTATTTCATCTGGCCACCACCATTGTGCAGTGGGCATAATACGAACAAACTCAACATCATTGTAAACTTCCATAACGTGTTTTAACGTCAATGTAAAATATGCGTGATGCTGTTTTTCGTCTTCAGGTGGATACGCATTGGTGCCTTTGTATATATTATTTTGTACGCCAAGGCCATGATAGCTGTCATATCCAAGCAAAAATACTTTTTTATGTCCGTCAAAACATGCCATGTATGCAGCCAAAGATCCAGCATCATAATACACATTTTGTGGAATTAAATAAAACTTTCCCGGATAATCTAAAATGTATCCACCATTTACATAAACAATTCCTTGATCGCAATAACCAGATGTTGCAATTTCTTTTACCATATCATCACCTGTAGCAATCAAAAAATCAGGTGACCAGTCTCTGTATAGTGCATTACATCCATAACTTTGCAATCTATCTGCTCCACCAAAACCAGCTTTATGATTAGTGATATATTGCAAATCAAATCCAATTCGACTTTCGCCGTTGCCGATTGCAATAGCTTGTGTAGTGGTGTGTGTATTAAACACTGAATTTGGCACTAGTTCAGTTTCGGGATTCCATTCGGCATTTTGCAATGTTAGTTTTGTAATAACATTTTCACCTGAATATTGGCTGCGATATAGTTTTTTTAGTGTTTGCATTTGAGATTCCTGTTATATTGTATTTATGGAAATCACATTGGTATAGCAGTTCTAGACAATTTTACAGTATTGTTTGAACTAGTTCCCGTTGCCCAAAGTGTTATTGTGCCTGAGCTCATATTTGCAGAGAACGTCATTCTTTGGCTTGTACCTGTATAAACTATGCCGTATGTGACTAGATTAACGTTTGCTCCGTCTTGTGCCAATAGCACTTCGGCCGCTTGGCTTTGTGATGTAATAGTATCTTGAGTTGATATTATGTATTTTGCTACACGAATTGCTGTATTAGCAAATGTATCAATTGCAGTTGCACCAGTACCAACACTAGTAATGGTATTTGCAATATCAGTAACAGCAGACGTTCCACGGGTAATATTGCCGCCAACATTCAAATTGCCAGCAACTCCTGCACCGCCGGCTACTACTAATGCACCTGTAGTGGTTGAACTTGACGTCGTAGTACCTGGTATGACTACATTGCCTAATTGATTTACACTTAGTACTGATTGGAGATTGTTATTGCCATTGTTACCGTCTGCT